TCCGTTGTAGTCTCCGTCCACGCCGTTGCAAGACCAATGAACGATGAAAACGACATCGGTATCGCCGTCCTCCTGCGGGAGGCAGTCGAGTTGCGAGATGTTCCAAGTGATAGTGGTCATTTATTTGCTCTCCAATGCGACGGTTTCTTCGAGGGTGAGGGTTAGGGTGATGTCGGACATATTAGGCAACCTTCACGATAATCAATGCGCGACCATCATCCTGCACGGCGATGACCTTGCCAACAGCAGATTGGTACTGCTCAAATGTTGGGTTGCTAACCGCCACGCCCTTGATTGCGCCGTTGTCGTTAATAGGGACAATGTACTGCCCCGGCGTTGCACCCAGCACATTGACCGGAACCTGTCCGGCAAAGGCAATGCGGTCTACCTTTTGACGCGCAGCCTCAAGACCTTCGGGGTCATCCTTAAAATTTGCCCCCCACGAATCGCCGCCAACATAAGACGGGTCGGTTGACTTAACAACAAACGAAATTGCATTAGCAAACACATTCGTTAATTTTCCGTCAGCGTCAATCCCGCATACATCGCCCTTGGCAAGCGCAAACTCGCCAGCCTTGGTCATGTATTCAGCGTAGTCTGCACCCGATGCGTTGACCGTGCCGCCTGCGTTGATTGACCTTAATGTTGTTGCATCGCGGCCAACTTTTGTTGCGGCATTTGCTGCGTTTGCGTTAAATCCGCTTACTCCATACCAGATTTGACTAGTTGAACCGCCTGTGCTTTGAAACTCAACGGTGGTATTGCCGCCATCGTTAGTTACAGCCTTTCTCAAAATGTGATAACTGCCGGTAGTTACTCCCACCAGCAAATCACCCCCGCTCGTGATGCGGGCGCGTTCGGCGTTGTTGGCGTAAAGAAGAAGCGCATGATTAGAAGTAGTGCCTACAATGCCTTCAGTCGTGTAACTAACAACCGTTTTAATGGTGCCATTGCCAACACCAAGCCCACCGCCTACAACATCAAGTTTTTCGGACGGACTCGCCGTCCCGATGCCGAGGTTGCCGCCAGAAAAAGTTGCAACTTCGGTTGAAGACGCACCAATTCGCAAGGCAGTACCGTCGTATCTAATTGCTGCCCCAGTTGGGCTACCTGAAATCAAGTCAGAAGCACGCCCCATGTAAAGGTCATTCGCGCCACTTTGCTCAACACGAATGAAATTGCCGCTAATATGCAATTTACCAGTAGGCGAACTCGTCCCGATGCCGAGGTTGCCACTCGCATTCAGCGTCATCGCCTGCGTGAACGAGATGGCGTTGCCTGCGGTGCCGGAGGCTGCGGTAGACCAAATATGCTGTCCGCTGTTCTGATTGTACTTTGACGCAAAACCGTTATTGATGTACTTCTCTGTGCCATCCGAAAACGCATTTTGCGTAATCGTCATGTTTGCGTTATTGAAGTTCCAGATTGCGCCAGCAGGAGTCTGAAGGGCTTTTTGCCCACTCCCCCACGCACTTGGCGTCACGCCCAGACCGAGGTTGCCGGAGGTGTCAAGACGCGCAACAGAACTTCCATTTGTCATAAAGTCAAACGGATGCGCAGTAGTCGTGCCAATCACCATCGGCCTTGCAGCGTCTGACTGGTTGTAGCGAATAGCCCCAGATACCGCAGCATCACTACGACGGAAAACATACAAATCGGTTGTATTTGCGCTTGTGTTAGCAGTAGCGGTAAATACCGTTGAGCCTGCCGAGGCACCTACAGCCTCAACCTTGCTTGCAGGCGAAGTCGTCCCGATGCCGAGGCCCGTCGAGGTGAGGCGCATTTGTTCTGTCGCGCCGTTTGCCTCAAAAATCAACTCTTTCGAGTTGTTGCCATAAAAACCAGCAAGGTTGCCAGTCGTCCCGTTTCTAAAACGAAGAATGGCATTATTGGTTGTTGAGCCTTCTAAATTTGTAACAGCATTGCCAGTTGCAAAAAGACTAAGTGTTTGCGTTCCATCAAAGGTCAGCGCACTTCCACTCGTCGCCACCTTGCTGCCGTTCAAGTACAACACGCCGTTGGCGGTGCCGCCGGAGAGGGTCAGGTTGCTGCTAACGGTAGCCGAAGCAACAGAGACATTGGTAATGCTAAGGCTGCTGATCGTGAGACTGGTCAGCGCAAGATTGGTGATACTGGCAGAGGTCGCTGACAGGTGCGTCAGGGTGGCGGAACCTGCGCGAAGCACAGTGGCTGAAGCATCCGACGAGACAAGGTTCGTGATGGATCCAGAGGTCGCAATCAGATTGGTGATCGTGGCACTGGAAGCGGTCAGGTTCGTGACAGAGAAACTGTTGGTTCCGAAGTCAGCGATGTAGTTCAAACCGTTGACGATATCCGTGCCATTTGAGACAAGGACCATCTTCTTGCCAGTCGGTACCGATACACCCGTCTGACCCGACACCTTCACCGTTACAGCGCCGGTCGAGTTGTTGAAGATGAAGTAGAGTTTCTTGTTGGCAGGCACAATCAGGTTCGTGCTTGCACCACCCGTACCGGTCAACTCGATGTACATGTTCCGGGCAACGCCGGTCGAACCATTTGGGATGGTGATCGTCGTGTCAGTGCCAGTTGCAACCGCCTGAGTCACATAGCCAGAGATGGCCTGCTCGATAAGAGTACCGAGGTTGGAATTGGTGGTCGTACCCCAAGTACCGGCTTGGTCGCCAGTACCGATGAGTTCGATAGCAAGGTTGGTGCTGAATGTACTAGCCATGTTTAAACTCCTAATTCACCGTGGGGATGTTAGCCCAAGTCGTTGTTTGCGAGTCATCGACATCGGACCATCCCGGTGTCTGGTCGTCGTTTAAATTCTGCCAGTTTGCGGTCTGGTCGTCATCAACTGGATTCCAGAGATACGCCCCTGAGGTGATATCCGAGATGGTTATGGACTCAGACACATCCGCTTCGAAGGTCACCCCGCCTGAGGCGATATCAACCGCGCTCAGGATCTCGTTGATCATGGCCTTGAAGTCAACCAATCCCGCATCTATGTCAGACGCAGAGGCTGTCTCAGAGACGCTGCTGCCAAGGGCGACCAAGGACGAGGGGTCATCAGAAGCCGTCACAGACTCGTTTATGACCACCGGGAATGAGAACACTGAGTAAGACTCGTCTTGCCCGGTCGCCGTCTCAGATGCCTGTGAGTTGAAGTTCTGACCTGCCAGAACCGCATCAGAGGCCACCGCCGACTCATCCACCATGGTCTTGTAATCAGGGGTGGATAGGACCGCGTCAGAGGCTATTGCAGCCTCGCTGACCATGGTCTTGAAGTCGGCATTAGCCAGTACAGAGTCCGCTCCTGTAGCCGTCTCAGAGACGCTGGAGCCTAGACTGTAGATAGACGAGACGGTGTCTGAGGCGACAGAGGATTCCGTGACCGGTGCATTGAACTGCGTTCCGGCACCGGTATTGGCATCGTTGGCGACAGCGGTGTCTTCAGAGGAACGGTCATAGACCGACATCCCCCAACCTGCTTGACCCCAAGTGCCTGATCCCCAGCCGCCCTCAGCCACAGACTACGCCTTGACGAGTTCGTCTTCCGGAAACCAACGGGACTGGTTCTGACCGTTCGCATCGACCCAAGAGACAAGGCACATGATCACACCGTCTTCGGTCATCATGAACTTCTCTACCGGGCCTTCGGGAACAACCACTACCAACTTGACCTTCTCGCCCTTTGCAAACTTAGCCATGTTTAAACTCCTTATGCAGCGTCAAGGCTGAAGGTGTAGGTGACAGACAGGACATCGCCGTTTTGGACTGTGCGATCTCCGGGGGCTGCGAAGTCAGAGGCAGAGAACAAGGTTCCAGACGAACCGCCGGGGAGGTCTCCGCTTGTCAGGAACGCGCCACCGACATTGGCAGAGGCGTTGATCAGAAACTGTCCCGGAGAGGCAGAGTTCGCGATGACCGAAGGATCTGCCGTGGTGGCAGCGCCGAAGGTCGCAGCAGGACGGGTCGCGTTGCTGTAAGCCGTCACCTCCGTCCAACCGGCATGGCTTGCCATGGTGTCGGTCGAAGACGGGTTGTTCGAAGAGGCAGGTCCGTAGATACCGAGATACCACGCAGCGGTGTACCCGGAACCCTTGAAGTACTTGGTGTTCATGTCGGCAAGACCGACATTGACCACGAGGTTGTGGGACTTCTGCTCCCACTTCAGGTTGCCTTCCTTGTCACGGCAACGGACCGTGAAGATGCCGCCTCCCTTGAGACGAGCGTTTGCACCGCCGCCCTTTGCGACATCGGCACCGACATTGTCAAAGGACTTGGCCTTGTTGATGAACATGTGATTCTCCTAATTGAAACGCAGTAGTGCCGAGGTGTAGGTGTTGGTGGGCATCTGCACAGTGAATGTATTGGTTGCTGTTTTGTCGTTTCCGAAACTGATTACAGCGATGGAACGGTTCGCTTTGCTGAAGTTGTAGATCAATCCACCAGCAGAGGTGAAACTCGCCGGGTTCCACGCAGCGTTGTTGAAATTGACATACACGACACCGTTGGAGTTGTTGATGGTGACTCCCGTCAGCACCACGCCTCCTGCGCTGTAACCCGATCCGACCACCTCGTTGGTGGTGCTGTATACCGTTGTGTCCTCGTTCAGAGTCGCAATGCTGGTATAGAGCGCGAACTTGATGGTGTCCGTCTGTAGGTCGTGGATACCCTTGAGCAACTCCTCGCGGAAACTGACGGTCTGTGTCTGAAAGATCATGTGACCGGAATCCTATTGAGGCCAGACCGGAAGGCATCACGACGATCCTTACCTTCGCCAAGGAGTTTCAGGAGACCCAACGATTCCTGATACTTCTGTTCGTAGTAGGTGATGATGTCCTGTTCACCCTTCATGTAGAGGTAAGCCTCTCTCAGGGTTCCGTACAGAAGGACGGTTTCGAAGTTGTCACCCAGCCACGAGGTGGTAGCGGTGACGATGGATTCCGGATAGTAGTAGTAATGCAGTTCGACCTGATAGTTGCTGTCCGGGGTGGGACCAAGGATCAGCGTGTTCTTGTCGAAGATGCCGTAGTACTTGGGAACCCCAGTGTCATCCGGGTCCGGGTAGCACTCACGGATGAAGTTCACATCCTTGTCGATCAGGAACGACTGAGCGTTCGTGGTAGGGGTGATGACTGCCAACGAGAAGTTCGCCAACCAATCTGCGGGAACAGTTAGGTACTTGTTGTTGGGGGTAAGGGTGCCGATCTGATTCTTACGGATGGCAGGGATGAAGACCGCGTTGTAGATACGCTCTTCCGCCAACTGCACAAAGACAGGGATGTTCGCAACGAACGAAGTTTCCTCGTTCTGCGTGTACTGTTTAACCAGATTTACGAGTTGCGTGTAGTTCATGTCACAGCCACCGTGACGGTTCCGACGAACCCGGTCGAGATAAGATCATTGGGTGTGAGACTTGTGTCATATGCCTGCGCCCCTCCAATAGGGTTGAAACCCCACTGGATCATCCGGCTACCGTTCGCGCCTTGGTTGCCGGGGGCAAAGAAGGTGTTGTCAGGACGGGCATTACGCAGCGCCTGAGGGTCATCCATGGGGACACGACCCAACTGCAACTGGGGATGATCAACATCCATGCATTCGAAGCAGACCCGGATGCCAATCGGCAACAGGTTCTCATACTGCTGATTCAAGTCATGCAGTTCATACCGCTGTCCGCAACGGTCGCAGAACCCGAATGCGTTCTTGCCTGATGAGAACGGCTTGCCCATTTAAACATTCCTACCAATGTACCCGTTCATTGGGACAAACCGTACAGAAGCCTTTTCCCGGTCTTCGCCTGCCGCCAAGTCCCACTGAACCTCATATTCCTGCTTGAGGAACGACAGCCTGTCAGCCGCATCAGGTCTCTTCATGGCGACATAGTAGGCAAGTCCAGCCACAAGGCAGGGGAGGAACCTTGCAGGGATGTCGATGGTATTGGCACCACCAGTTCCAACATCTTGGATACGGCGCATCTTCCAGTACACGAGGGTGTAGGTCTGGGTGTTATCTGGAACAGGCCACAGATACACCACTGGCGCGGCTCTCTGACGGTCCACATAGATCTGTAGCGGCATGCCCTGAGTGAGTTTGTTGCTCAACTGGGCATAGTCCGATACTGAGATACGGGAAAGGGTGTAGTCCGTCTGACCAGAGGTGCTGCCTGCATCTGTACGCAATTGATGCTCGATGAGATCAATGGTGTCGGCAGGCATGGTGTAGGTGAAGGTTCCGGGTGTCAGTACCTGCGAACCTTGTTCCACCGTCCAGAGGTTGATGCCCCGGTTTGCCCATTCAAGCGCCATGAAGTTCATGGAGCGACGGGCAGTCTGAAGGTCGTAACCGGTACGCAACTCCAAACCCGCCCGTTCGAAAGCCTCTTCTACGAGTTCCCGAAACTCAGGGTTGAAAACTGCGGTACCGCTGGTAGGCATTAGACCATCCGACCCTTGGTCTTGCCGCGAATCTCACAGCCGCCGCCACGGACAGATCCGCCCATGGAACTTCCTGAGACCCGTCCACCAGAGCGCATACCGTCAACTTCACGAGCCTCCCGTGCGGCTCTCATCATGGCGGTTTTCTGCTGGTTTTCTGTCATGGCATCGACTCGTCTGCCAATATCGTATCGGCGTTTGGCAACTTGAAGGCCGCGCCCAACCATTCCCAAAGCACGAGCCGCAGGAGGAACAGCCAAACCAAGCGCAAAATTCTTCAATGCTTCACGATCTTCAGGAGACATCGCATCAGATTCTTTTACCTGATCACGAAATCCTGTAGCACGGTCGCTAGGAAGCGAACTACGCTTTCTATCGAGAGGGCGACGAGGACTGTTTCGCTGCGTAGGACCGCCTTCCGTCACATTGTCATCCGGGGATGGAAGGTTTTCTCGCGGTGCGAGATCATCCATCAGGTTGACCTTATCCTTTTCCTTAGACACAACCTTGGATTTCGATCTGCTTTGATCCTTTGGCTTGTCTTTTGTATCAACCTTCAAGCCGGGTTGAAAGTCTTGTCTGTCGGTCTGCATTCCGGGTTGTGGGTCTTCCTCGTACCCAAGACGACCACCATCAGAAAATCGTTGCATACGACGACCAGACTTATATTTAGACGCGTATTTCATACAACGCGACCCTTGGTCTTGCCTTTGATAGCGCATCCATCACGGCTATCACGGGTCATGCCACCCTTTCCGTAGGTCATGCCGCCACCCAGCATCTTGCCCTTGCCATCAGCGGCAAAGAACGGAACCTTGGAACCATTCTTATCGACCATCTTGAGGCTACCGCCCTCGCTGTAACCCATTCGACCACCGCGATTCATGCCCATAGGCTTTTCCATATCCATATCCTCTTCAACCTCAATGGATACCTTGACTGGGCTATCACTGCTTTCCATTTCCTTACGGCGCATACGACGAGCAACGGCTGGAAGAATGCCAACATCATTGCCAAACATGCCCTTGCCTGTTGCCATACCGTAAAGTGGCGAAAGGCTTCCAAGAATCTCTTCGATTCCACTGGAGCGTTCAACCTTAACCTCGCCGCCATCTTCGTAACGCTTGATTCGACCTTTCATGCTCGTGTCCTCCCGCGAATAGCACAACCGTCACGACCATCCTTTTTGGTCATGCCGCCACTTTTCATCGGTTCACCGGTTTCATCAACGACCTTCTTGCGCGACCTTCTAACAAGTCCGGGAAGAACATCGACATCCGATTCATCCATTCTGGCGAAGAACAAGCCTTCTCCGGGAAGTTTCTCGCCCTCATTAACGCTTTTGGTAATGCCAGATATCTCGGAACCCTTTGAGAAAGGCGACTCGGACTTTACATCCCCGCCTTCCTGATAGCGCATCTTTTTCACGCTCGTGTCCTCCCGCGCATAGCGCAGCCATCAATGCTTCCGCCCATTGCCTTTCTCTCAGGCTTGCTCATGCCAGCCTCAGAAAGGGCGATAGCCACAGCCTGTTTCGGGTTCCGGACAACCGGACCCTTCTTGCCAGAATGCAGTGTTCCCTCTTTGAACTCCCGCATCACCTTCTTGACCTTGCCAAGACCGCCCGGTTTGGAAACCTGCTGGCTCATATTGGCGCGTGACATTGCCATCTCATTTACCTCGCTGCCGGAACGGTCTTACTTTTTCTGCAACGGCTTTCGGTTGCGAGACGAACTGCTTGCCTTGGGCTTTACCCTTACGCTTGGCGGCGGTGGTACGGGCATATTCCGAAGGCGAGAGAGCCTTGATCGCAGCCTCTGGTAGATATCTTTCACCAGTTTCACTACTCGGTTTTCCACTCTTCGTCCTCCATTTCTGCTCAGTCCAAGCCTTCAATGAACGCTGTGTCGCTTTCATCTGATCGGCCCACCTACGATCCAAGCATCGCAAGTACGCGCACCGGCACACTTGAAATGGAAGAGTTCGCAGTACCCCAAATTGCTTGCCTCGATGACATCCATCGAGTAATCCTTATGAGGCTTGTCACCGGCTTCCATTCCCTTGGAGATGCAATCCAGCATCTGCTTGGTCTGGATGAATGCCGCGCAGTTCCCACAACGGGACTTCTGAGCCTCATCGACATCCACCGCCCACATCTTCGCCTTGGCCTTCCAGAACTTATCTGAAGGCTCATCAGGATTCAGTGGGCCGTAGCCGTATTCCTTGATGGCGTGGTTGCGATTCTTCAGGTTGACATGGACATCCATCGTCGCCACAGGGCAAGACTTTCCCTTGCCATTCTTGTAGGACTGTTTGATGGCCTGTCCAATCGCATCCTTTTTGACCCGCATAGCCATCAGTTCTTGTAGCCGCCTCCGGCTTCCTTGTACTTCTTGGCAAGCAACTGTGCCTTACGAGCGGACCACTGACCTGATGCTGTGCCTTGGACTGCGGAACCCTTGATCTGGTTGAACAGTCGCTTACGCATCTCAGGCTTGGTGTAGTTCCCAGCCGCGTTGACTTTGCTCTTTGCCTTAGCCATTACCACTTCACCTTATCAGCCCAATACGCCGCAGACATCTTGCCCTTGGCGATGTTGGATGCATGACGAGACTTGAACGACTCACGGCGCTTGCGATAAGACTCAGACTCTCCTGATTTCCTAGGAGAGCCTGATACGCCTTGCTGACCAAAGCGGATGGTCTTGATCTGATCGCCAGACTTGGCGACCACGACATGCGACTTGGTCGGATGACTTGGGGTTCTCTTAGGCTTGTTGAACCCAGAGACACCGGCCTGTTTCAGTCGTGAGTCTCCTGTAGCCATGACTCACCCGCAGAGAACTGTGACCTTAGACACTTGATCCAGCGTCAACACCGCGAAGTCATTGTTTCCGCTCTTCGTGGTCAAAAGACCCTCAGGAGGAACCATGGCATCGTTTGCAGTGCTGTCGGCTGGGGTGAACAACTTCAGCAGCGTGGTGTTGTTGGGCTTGGCGGTGAAGGTAATGCTACCCTCGACCGACGAAGCCACATAGATCACCTGCTTGATACGGGTGCGGGGGAACGCAAGGTCACCGCCGTAACCGATCTTGATGCCACCGGTCGAAGCCGCGCTGATGCTGATGCTGTTGACACGGGTGTAGTAGTTGGTCGAATAGACCACGGTCGCGCTCGGGCCTGTAACGGTCTCCGTCACGATGCCGTCGTAACCCGTAGCACCAACCTTGACACCGGTGACGGTGAAGGTCTTGTTGGCATCCGCGCCATTGGAGGTGATGGAAACCTTGTAGCCAGTTCCGTACTGACCTACATCATTCGCCAGAAGGGCGATGTTTCCAGACGCAGCAATGGTCGCAGAGGAGCGGAAATAGTCATCGTCGCTGGTCGGGTTAACCGCCCAGATATCGTACTGTGCCATAGAGAATCCTCCGTGTTAAACCCGCATCCAATTGGGTGCGGCGGGGTTATGCCCCGATTGGTTAAACGGTGACGCTCTTGTACAGGGCGATATACGCGGTGGTCGCTCCGACCAGAACCTGAATGTAACCCTGCTGGGCCGACACTGCGCCCGAAGCCGCGTTGACCACCACACCAATCTTGGTGCTG